TGTGTAATCAACTTGATAACCATAACTCTCCAAATAATCAGTTGAGCCGTTCATATATATAAGACCTGTCACAACTATTACGCTGTCGGTGCCTGTACCAAGAGCAAAAGATTGAAGCGTGGCTCTAATATTTGAGCCGTTTTTGTATATATAAAAACCAACATAATAATTACGAGCTGCTGTTCCAGTCCACATCATAGAACTGTTAATTTGATAATAGCCAGCTATAGTTGGTGTAAAGCGATAATTGGTTGTATTAAAACAACTAGCAGTATCAAATTCTTTTGCATTAAAAGAAAGTTTTGCAGCCGAGTTATAAGCTAGTGTTTGATTTGTTGTCATGTAAGCACTAAACGCTGGCGCTAAGTTGGATGCTAATTGAATTCCAGCATTTGCTCCGCTGGAATTAAGGTTAGCCATAATGACGCCACTAGCTGTTTGTATTTGATTTAATTTTAAGACGCTCATAGTTTACTCTGGTTTTGGATATTTAGTCTTAACGGCCTGGCAGGCTGCAATATAGGCATCAATTTGTTCTTGGTCACCTTTCACTACACCGTCAAGGTAATCTGTGTATGATGGGTATTCTAAAGCACGATTTCTTTGATATTGCTTGGCTTCGTATTCTGCTGTAAGACGAAGAAGTTCATTGTCAATCTGTTCGTTAGTTACTGGAGCAATAACAGGATTAACCCATTGAACATCATTACCATAAATATTGACTTGAGCATTTGGAACAAGAGATAAGATTGCTTTTATTTTAGTAATAATCATCCTGCAATCTCCATTAAAGTTAATGTGCTGGCACACTCTGTAAGTCCATCAACTGATGGACTCGCTCCTTCTGTTGAATTAAAAGAAACAGTAATTGCTCCAGATGAAGGCAACCAAGAATAAATTTTATATGTTATACTACTTGTTGTTGAAGGACTATCTACAAATGAAACAGATGGTTTAGTTTGAAGCTGATTTCCTGATCCACCTCTATCGTAAGCTCTTAAATTGGTAAAACTTGCAGCTAGTTTTGTTCCGCTTCTATCTACAATTAAAAACGCAAGATTGTCGAAACTTGAAACTCTATCTATTAACACACTAGGAGCAGCTATAACTAAAATCCTACTAGATGAACTTGTTGGTGTAATAGACGCTGAAATTCCACTATCTATCCAAGAGCCTGTGGTCGATGTTGTAGAGTATGTTCTTGTATTTGCACTCACAACTTGCAGCACTTCACCAGTTTGTCTGGATGAAAAACCACCAGAAGAAGCTAATCCTGTGATTGATGAACTATTGAGAACTAAAGGCATTATTCTGTTACCTCATCGAGTTGAGCTTGTGTTGGTCTAGTTAAAGTAGGGTGTTCCCACTTGGCGATATAATCACCTTTGCCATCTGAATCGTTTTGCAAATGAATTGTTCCACGAAAAGGTGAAAAATCATCATCAACTAATGATGGGTATAGGGATTTAATTTTTTCCATTAACATTATGCTGCCCTCAACAATGAACCAGTAAATTTATAAGCTGTGTAGTAGTCGGTAGTTTGTGCTGAGCCAGAGTTTTGATAAGCATAAAATTCAACATAGTCAGTTGAGCCGTTTAGATAAACAATAGCTGAACATTGGTTATACGTATAAGATGATGAGCAAGAAGCTCCACTTCCCCTAGAATAAACGCTACCATTTACAAATATTGAACCAATAGTAAGGGTTGCTGTAATTGGACCAAACCGTGCCATTCCAATAACAAGATAGTAACCAGCTACAGTTGGGGTAAAGCGGCTAGAAGCAAAATTATTGTTTGTGTCAAAGTCCTCTGTTTGAAAAAGAACTTTTGTATCAGTGCCTGATGCACAAGATACTCCTGCGGTAGGATAAGCACTAAACGCTGGCATATTGCCACTAACCATTGCAGTACCAGTTGTTGCTGGAAATGTAACTGTTAAATCTGAAGCACCATCAGCACTTACTAAGTTTAACGAACCGCCAGCAGGATTTTTTAATTTTAAATTTGCCATTATAGAATTACCCAAGTAGAACCAGCATTCAATGTTACTGAGTATGGGGCATCAATAGTGAGTGGTCCCGCAGTAAACGCATTTTGATTTGCTGATACAGTTAAGTTTGCTGTAACATTCTGTGCGTTATAATACATCACATGAACTGTTTGTGTATCAATAAATTGACCACCAGCACCTGCAGCTAACTTAGCAGAGGTAATTGAACCATCAGCAATATCAGCAGCAACAACTGCATTATCTGATATGATTCCGGATGTAATCTGTTGAATTGGCATCTATATTTTTCTCTTATTAATTCTTTTATTTATGTTAGTTGATGGAGTAAGTTACATTTGCAGTAAATGTTCCATCACCCGTAAATGTATGAATGGTGTTGCCGCCAGAACTTGTAACAGTACCACCAACTGCTCTCTGTGTACCAGAATAACGAATAATTACAACACCTGATCCACCATTACCACCATAAGATGTTAAGCCGTCATCACTGCCTCCACCGCCACCGCCTGTGTTGGATGTGCCAGCTTGTCCGTTACCTGCTGGTGATCCAGCATTTGTGCTAGCAGTTCCATTACCACCGCCGCCAGTGCCGCCAGTACCAGCTGTGCCACCAGAGCGTGTTCCTCCGCCTCCGCCTCCACCATATGTTGATGGTGATCCAGATAATGATGATGCTAAACCTGCGCCGCCATTTGGAGATGCACCAGTAGCACCAACATAACCTGCACCGCCACCTCCACCGCCATTGTATGGCGATGAATTATAGTTAGCGCCGCCACTATTTCCTTGGCCAGCGGTTCCTGTTCCTCCAGATTTTGCAGAAACAGTTGAACCACCTGCACCACCGCCAGAACCACCGTTAGAACCAACAATATTGTTTGCACCACCGCCACCACCGCCAAGGGATGCTGGAATTGTTGCAAATTGTGAATTACTTCCACTAGCACCACTACCTGCAGGAGATCCACCTAATGTGCCTGCACCGCCACCACCAACACTTACGCTATATGATGTACCAGCAACAATTGGATATGATAGTCCTGTTGCAAAACCTCCAGCGCCACCGCCTCCGCCAGAGTAACTACCTCCGCCACCGCCTCCAGCTACTACAAGATAATCTATTTTTGTTACAAATGGTAAAGATGCACTTAATCCTACAGGATATGAATATCCAGTTGGTCTGAAATTTGTTTGTGAAAATTGTTTAGTTGTATCACCCATTGCTCAAATAACCTTAATTAATAGTATATTGACCGGTGATAAATGCACCATCACCAGTAAATGTGTGAATAGTGTAACCACCAGATGATGTTACTGTTCCGCCAGTTGCACCTTGTGTTCCCGAATAACGAATTATTACAATACCTGAACCACCAGTGTTTGCACCGGCGCCGCCGCCACCTGTATTTACTGTTCCAGCATTTCCGCCAGATGCACCACCTGCACCGCCACCACCTGTGCTTGGAGTTCCAGCACCACCTGTCACGTTTGCATTGCCGCCAGCACCGCCAGCATAATATGTTGATGTGCCTGAATATGAAGATGTTGAACCAATACCACCTGCACCGCCAGTTTGGCCATTAGGATTTGGAGCACTACCGCCAGCCCCGCCTGCGCCGCCACCGCCACCACCTGCTTGAACTGTTACACCTTGTGTACCTGCACCTGTGCCGCCATTATTTCCTTGACCTGGAGTTCCTGAACCACCTGGCCCAGCACCACTATTTCCACCGCCTCCTGATCCACCTGAAGCGCCAGAAAATTGTCCTGGATTAGTATCTCCACCGCCGCCACCTCCGCCACCGCCAATCGCAGTTACAGATGAGAAAGTTGAATTTGATCCGTTTAAACCTCTAGCATTTAATAGATATGTTCCGCCAGCGCCTACTGTTACAGCATATGATGTGTTGTCTGTAACAGAAAAACTACTGCCTGTTGCAAAACCTCCAGCACCACCGCCGCCTCCGTAATATCCAGCACCAGCAGAAGAACCACCTGCGCCACCACCAGCAACCACGAGATAATCAACTGAAGTTACTCCTCTACCTGATAATCCCACAGGATAGTCATAACCAACAGGACGGCCTAATCTGCGGACACTCATTATACTACCTCAGTACCAAATGCACCAATAGAAATTGAAGAAGAACTTGTGTTAGCTGCTAAAACCATACCAGCATTTGCGGTAAGACCTAAAGTAATAGCAATTGTATCAGCTGCAGGAACAACACCACCACGAATGATGTATGTTGCAGTTGGAGCTGCTGCATTAAATTCCGAAGAATTCATTAATGCCAAACTATAAGAGGCATTAGAAGCTGTTTGATTACAAATAGTAATTGTTGAGATTACTGCTGAAGTTGCTGCAGGCACAACATACACATTAGTCTGCGTATTTGCAGATGGGTTAATTGCGCCAAGTCGTTTAAATGATTGTGCCATTGATTAAATTCCTGATAACATTAAAATATTTGTTAGGGGTGAAACTGCCAATTTATTATCTGTTACACCGCCGTCTGCCAATTCAACTGTTCCTACTGAACCTGCGGCCAATGCCGTAACTGTCGTTGATGTTCTGAAGCCTAAATGTCTAACTGAAACATTAGAAGATGCAGGAGGTGCAGAAGTAAATGTAATTGTTGTACCAGTAACACTATAATGCGCTGGTGAAATTTGATAAACACCGTCAACTGTTACCATAATGGAGTTTGCTGATGCAGGTGTTTCTTGTAATGTAAATGTTTGACCTGTACCGTTTGCGGTAAAAGTATCTTGTGTGAATTGCTTAATGTTTGTAGATAACTTAGCGTAAGAAACAGAACCATCAGGTAACTGAACTTGTGCTGTGCCATAGTTACGATATACCAAATAGACATTATTTGTACCTGAAGGAGGAGCTTCAGTAAATGTGAGTGCCGTACCAACAACAGTATATGCGACTGTTGGTTCTTGACGAACATTCTCTACAAATAAATCAATATCTGTTACATCATTAACAGGTCTTGATAGTGTGAAAGCAGTTGTGCTTCCATTACCACTAAAGCGCTCAGCATCTAGTGGTTTGCCAGATGACCGTGTTGGGTCAAAAGGTAACGATGAGTTTCCTAAGTATCCCATTTATTATGCAATCTCTAGTAATGAAACGATGGTGTCAACTGCGTTGTTTGCACTAGTTGTGATTTTAATTGAATCAGCTGCCTGCAACACAACTTTTTGGTCGCCACCAATTGGAACTAAAGAAGAACCAGTCAGAATTGGTGCATTAGAAATGATTGAATAGTCAACAGACGAACGGCGCAAGAACACATTTGCGGTTACCGTGCCGTTGGACTTATTAGATAAAGTCATTCCAATCAGAGTTGTTTGTGTAGCAGACGGACAAGTGTAAACAGTATTTGAAGTAACTTCAATGTTCACATTAGCCGTTGATTTAAAGGTATTTGCCATGTTGTGTTATATCCTTGATATTCTATTTATCTATTTATCCAAGTGCAATTGACAAAGCAACAGCGTTATCAATGGCTGTATTAGCTGTGGAAAATGCGCTATTCGCATAACTTGAAGAACTATTTGCCACCGCAAACGCACTATTACCATACGAGGCTGCGGAGTTAGCAGTATAACTTGGAGTGTTGGCCTGTAAGAAGGCCGCATTAGCATGAACAAATGCTGAGTTAGCGTATGAACCAGCAGAAGTTGCAAAGGCCTGTGCCGTTGTAATATTGCTATATAGTGCAGTATTGGCAGAGCCTGTTAAAATTGTGATATTGGCGGTTGAGAAATTACCATATGTTGCAGTTACATTACTGAGGGTTGTATTACCAGTAATGATTGTGAAACCACCAATCGAAAGATTGTTTGCAGCCGTTATAGAACCGTTGGCGATGATATCATCAAAACCAATTGAATCTAAAATAATGTTTCCTGATACTGTTACATTACCAGCAACAGTTAAGTCACCACCAATATAACCAGTAGTTGAAACATTCAGAGTGGTTACATTAGTAAAACCACCAAGGATTGTATTGTTTGCATACAGAGTATTGATACTGGCTGATGTGCGAACATTTAATTGAGCCTGTGAACCAGAAATGTCTAGTTTTGTGTTAGCAACAAACGAAGCGCCATTACCATCAGTAAGGGTATTGGCGGTTGCAATTAAATTTTGAGTTGCCGCTAACCAATGTTGAAAGGTATTGGCGGTTGTTAATTGATTAATCGCCATTATCCGTATTTCCTAATGTTAGCTATATCTTGCAATAGTGCTTTGATTTCAGACATTTCTTCTTCTATTTTGGCTAAGCGTTGTTTTGTTTCAAGTTTTTCAGAGATTTCTTTTTTTGCCATCTCTCTCTTTTGCATATAGTCTTGCAAACCAGCTCTATCTGTATTTAGAACAGCTTTGGAGTGCATATCTCTTACTAGATTGTCGTGGTCTTTTACTTTAGCAAACATATTATGCACCGGCTGGTAAAGCAATTGCACGGAAATCACGAACCTTAGGAACATCAGTAGTATCAGTTCCAGTCAATACAATCTTAATAGCAAATGTTCTAAATGAATTATATGCAGTTGAACTAGTCGTATAGTTTACAGAATTATTGGCAGAACCACCAACACCTGGCGCATATGCAATTTCTCTGTAATCATCAGGACCAGCAGAAGCAAAGTTTGCATTACTTAACTGAGTCATCAATTGCCAAGTTTTATCATCAAATGTTGCAGTATCAGCAGCAGACAGTAACTTGTAATATACACGAATGTTTGCAGCTGCAGGTTTGTATGCGGTCAAATAAACACGCAAGTCACCAGAATCAAATCCGTCAGCAAGAACCACTTTACGAGTTAGGTAACGAACATAAGAGTTACCACCAGATTTCTTATCTTCACCGTTATAGGTAATTGTTGCACCAGTACCCGGAGTTGTGTTAGCATCAACCAATGTAAATGTTGGAGATGTTTCATAACCAGAACCAGGATTTGTCAAGTAAATAGATGTTACCACATTAGCAGTAACAACGGCAGCCGCAGTTGCACCTGAACCTCCGCCACCTGTAATAGTTACAACGGCGTTGGCGTTAGTTGAGTAACCTGTTCCACCACTTGTTAATGTAATACCAGAATTACTCAATGGCAAATCATTGATAATGTTTTCAACGGCAATTACACCATATCGTGATGTGTCTAAAAATGGAGAAATATCAGGATTGGATGTTTGTAATGTAGCCTTAACAATTAATGTTGTATTACCTGTTGCTGGGTTTAATACACGGCGGCCAAAACCATCATTCATTTGGAAGTCGGTTAATGGAGTAATGTTTTTATATCCAGTCATACCACCAGTTGATTTTTCAGAATTAAACTGGTAAGATAAAGAAGTATTAGCAACAGTAACATCTGAGGTAATCAAGTGTGTTAAGTCATAGACTGTATTTGAACTTGGATAATTAATCTTAAATGTTGCTTGAACAGGATCGGTACTAAACACATAACGGAACAATCTAAACATGAGGTCTGAATTTTGGTCAGCAGTCCATGTAGAACCGTTTTGTGATAAGAACAATGAACCGCCATATGGTTGTTCAGAAATTTGACGACCACTTACTGTGTCAAGTTTACCAATTTCAGCAACATACACCTCATACTTGTTAGAGTTAGCCAACAATACAAATGAATGTTCACCTGGCTGCAAGTAGATTGGTGCATCAAACTCAAACTCTGTATATTTACTAGCAGTATCTAAGTTTGGAGATGTAGTTGTATTAACTTTATCTGGTGTCAAAGTAACTGTTGAGTAAGGATAGATTATAGAAGATGATGGGTAACCATTTGTTGCAGGACGAACCTGTAATGTAACTGGTACTGTTGTATCTTTCGATTTAAATGCAAAACGAGCCTTAGACAGGAAAATACCTTGTGGGTAATTTACTGGTGATATTAAGAATGTTTGTGCAAGTGGATCCCAATAACCAATCACAACTTGGCGACTTGTTGTAGAAGAAACAACACGATTGTCGGTTACAGAAGCTCTTTGAATTGTTGGTACAGTTGTAGAGATAATAGTATTCTCTGTTGACTGTAAAATGCCTTGTGCAAAGAATGTAGCGTCACCGTTTGTAGATGAAGAACCTAAATCGCCGGTTGAATTGTCAACCATTCTAAAGTTCTTTTCACCAACACGGAATGTTGCAGAAGGAATATTAAACACACCAGCAACATCGCCTGCCATGGTAGTTTTTAGATTACCAATTGAGTAGATAGAATCAGTAGATGGTATAGTTGTCCATGCACCAGAGATTGCTACATTTCGTGTAGCAGCTGTGTAAGTAGTAATTGTGCCTTGTTGGCCAGCACCAGTTCCACTAACAATATAGATTGGTGAACCAACATAATCAGTAGTATTATTAGCACCAAACGCATCAACATTCAATACAATAGTATTTCCAGTAGCAGAGGCTGCATTACCAGAGTAGTGGTCATAGCCAACAACACGAACAGTTGTTCCTGTTGAAGAACCAACCAAGTTCATTGTAGAACCGTTAAGTGCAGAAGATGGGTTAACACTAATAATAAATGCTTCAGTATTAGATGTGCGAACAACATATGCAGTAGCATTAGTTGTGCTAGTTGCAGTATTAACTACTGAAACTGTTTCTGGATTGCCAATCTCAGTTCTGAAACCAAGATTATTTGTGGCAATTTTAAATTTGTTAGCACGAGCAACATACTTGTCAATATTAACATTATCAAAGAAAGAATATAATGTGGTATCTGGTTTAAAATCAGAACCAGTAAATAACACATTACGATTTCTCATGTAAGGAATAATAGACACATCAACAACACGGTCACCCAAAGATTGAGTAATTGTGGTTGGAACAACAGTTGTTTTAACACCAGTTCTTGTTTGTGATGATGATGTTGTTGTTGTTTCTGTACCGTAAACCACTTCATATCGGCCTGTTGCACCTAACCAACCACGATATGCAGGACTGTCAGTTGTTGTTCCAGTCCAATATGTTGACCAATCACCCCACTCATATGAGTAAGCGTTGGCAGTAATTATATTCCAAGCATCTTTGTCACCTTGCAGATTAACAAGAACATCTGGTTGTTTATTAGTGTCAATCCAAATATCAGACGCTGGGTCTAATTGAATTTTACCTAAGAAGTTAATCACATTGAATGGATTAACATTGATTGATTTGGAAGCTTTGTTTTGGTCAATAAATGCTGAGTGTGCAGCATTAGCAGTAACCAAAGGACCGTTCTTCATAAAGTTGCTTGAAGTGGCGGAATCAAATGTTAATAAATGTGAAGATATGTTAAATGATGGACGCAGTTCTTTGTTCTTAGGGTCAATAGACGATAAGTAATCATTTTTTGCCACATCAGCTACAGAGTGGCCATCAAATGCATCAACCAAAATACCATTCTTAAATCGTGGTAAATTTGTGCTATCAAGTATTGTTAAATCTTGTTTGTTAACAGCAGATTGTTCTAGCAATGACAATGATGTATAATATTCTAAGTTTTCAACACGCTTGTCGATTGCACCAATATCACGCATTGTATAACGGCGATTGTCTTTGTATTCAACTCTAATTAAAGATGTATTGGCAACATACGCAGGTTCACGCAAGGTATACAAAGTCATTGCCCCATCTTTGTCTTTTGGTTCAACAGGAGTTAGGGAAGGAATGCCTTGAACTACCTCAAATGTTCTGTCTTTGTTTAATACTACCTTGTCAATTCTTGGTAAGTAGTATTGATAGTTTAGAATGATGTCGGAACCATTCTCAGGAATCTTAGGACCAGTCGTGGTTGAATCAACATCGAATGTGACGGTGTTTGCTGTTGTTGTGCTTGTTGGCGTTGCTCGGACAGGCCTAAAATCAAGGCAATCCGAAAGTTGGTAATTGTTGCCTGCACCAACAGATGAATATGTAGGAATAGAACCATAATCATACCCACTATAAGAATCAACATCAAAGAAACCAGCACCAGACGAACTGAATCGGTTATATTTAACGACTAGGGGTCCAACAGGAGTTGCTACACCAGCTTTCAAACTAATAGAAGCATGGTCATAATAAGAATCTCTTTGACCATTATCTAATGTATAGCGTGAAGTAATATCTGTTGCAATAGCAGCATTAGCAACTGTAATTTGATTGCCATTAAAATCTAATACTGAAGAAACGGCTACAACATCAGACACAAATAATGATTGTGCAGTTGCAGGTGTTTTAACAACAGTATTGGCCATAATGTGAGTTTGGCCTTGTGAAGCATAAAGAATTACGCCGTTATTAGCAAACAACGCTGTGCCGCCACTTGTTTGAACGGTTGCATTTGCAGTTGCAAAAGTTTTTGTTTTTGCTGATGGATTTGAAGAATCAATCGTTGCAACAATATTAGCAGTCATATTGTTACCAGAAGTAACAGTAATTTTACGAGTGCCTGTATCTACTGTAAATAGATTAGAAGGAATAATTTGACCAACAGTATATGGCGAAGTACCAGAAGCTGTTACAACAACTGTATATTTTTCGTTTTTACTTGAAGTGCTTACAGCAGCAGAAATGGCTTCACCAGTACCTACTGAAAGTGTAGGTGATATTGAAGATGAAAAAGCTTGTGCTTCATACATTCTCTTATATGAGAAAGACAAATTACCAATAGTTCCACTAGCAACATAATTTTGACCAAGTGGCAATAATAGTGGCTCTAACTTAGTATCTGAAATAAATGTGTCATCGTAAGTTGTTGCTGGGTCTTTAGAAGCACCATCAATATCAGCAGCTGCAACACGAGTTGTTCCGCTTGTAACAGCTAATGATTTAATATCATTAACTTCAAAGTCAATAGACCAAGTTGATGTTGTATTTGTTGTAGCAATAAATTGTTGAGATAATGTGATAACACCAGTAGCGCCATTATAATTTGTAATATATTTTGGAGTTTCACCAGCACCAGGACCAGCAATGATACGAAGTTTAGCACCAGTATATGCATTGTTCTGTGTAGAATAATATTGTCCAGCACCAGTATTGCCAATTGTAATTGTTGTGGTATTAGATGTTAATACATTACCTGTTAATGAAGAAACATTAACATCAAACAAATAAGTGCGATATTCATATGTAGCAGAGTTTGATGTGTTTGAAGCTGCTTCAAATTCAATACTTTTTACACGAGCAGTACCAATCTTTGTATTAGTAATTGTGTTTGTAGATGAAACATTAATTGAACCATTTGATACACAATGCAAATCAATAGTAGCTAAACTATTAATTGGAAATGTACCAAAGTGTGTATTTGAATAAACATAATAACCATAGTCAGAAGAAATGCGTTTATTAGAAACATTATCTGTTGTTCTTGGTTTATTAAATGTAATTGTTGTTGGTCCAATTGTTTCGTGTTCGTAACCATAGACATATGCTTTACCTGGCGACAATACAACATTGGCTTTTGCGGTATTAGCAGCACTTGTGTCTAATGAAAGTTTAAATGGTCTTACTGTGTAGTTACCAGATTCATCGTAAGTTCTACGAGCAAGAGTATCTTCTAATACCGCATACAATGGGTATTTTACAGAATAGGTTAATGCGCCTTGTTCAACACGAGCAAGTTCAATAAATTGTGTATCATCGGTAGAATCTAAAGCACGAGTTGATAATACTAATGAAATTTTGTAGCGGTCGGAACCAGGTGCTTGAAAGTTTGAAGCATCTTGAGCAGGATCCAACAACGAAGTGTCTTGTGTATATTCTACAACAGCTTCAGTAACTTCAAAACCAATTCTTGCATTAGCTGTTGCGTTATTATATTTTGATGTGGCAATAGTTTGTGCATCGTTCTTAATGAAGAAACCATCGTAATAGAATACACCATCATTTACAGAAAATGTTTGGCCTGTTCCAACACCAGATGTTGAAACATTAGCATATGCAGGCGCAGTTTCAACTGTGGAAATTTTATCTCCAGAAGCAAAAGCAGTACCATAAATCTGTTTGACTAATAGTGTTTTTGGATCACCTGTACCAGAATCAGCATCATAAACAACAACAACTTCACCACGCTTTGTTCCTGTGGAATCAGTAATTGTTTTACCATTAAAATTTGTTACAGAAACAGCTAAACCAGAATAATCGGTATCTAATTTTAAGTATGTAGCATTTTGAAGAAAAGTTTGACCACCAGTTACAAGAGAACCATTTTTGAAAACATTATTACCAAAACGACTAATTTGGCTCTGTAAAAGAGTTTGTAATTGTGTTAACTCACGAGCTTGAACAGCATAACCTGGCTTAAACAATAGACGAAGAAACTTTTTAGCTTCATCGAAGTCGTCATAGTATGGGTTGACATTAAAATTAGTATTTAACGACATTAAATATTTTCCTTAGAATCTAATAACAAACTTAACATTTTCAGCTTGTCCTTCTGCTCTTTCAACTTTTTGTATATTTTCAGCATACATGATATCGCCACTATATGGTTGGAACTCTGGTAAATTTTGTTTAACAATTGTTCTGTTTACACCAGAACTGGCACCAATCAAAATACCACCAACCGCAGCTTGACCTCTAACTTTAGTCAATCTAACTTGGTTTGAAGATTGTGCATTAACAAAACCATAAAAATAGGCATTGTTTGCAGAACTACCTTGGTAGACAAATTCGTTCAATGTAAAATCAGTACCTGCGACCAATGTCAAATTGGTTGTTTGTGAGATAACAGTATTTGCATTAGAACTTGTTACTGGTGATGTTTCACCATATTTATATGGGTCCCGTAGAAGGCCATATTGTCTAAATGCTGTGCTAGTGGAAATAAGTCCACCTTCTGTTGAATCTACCAATCCAATCTTATCAGCAACCATTACATTTCCGCCATTCAATTCTTTAGCGGGATTGTATGCATGGCCGTATTGTGGAGGTAAAGCAACACGAACATTTGCTCCCGTTCCAGAACCATATACAATAGCATTTGCATATGTATATCCTGATCCTGTCACATCTACTGTAATCTTTGAAATGGCACGACTGGCAATTGTTGCAGAAGCTTCTGTACCAGAACCATCACCACTAACATAAACTCTTGTTGTAAATGTTAAATTGTTTGCTACTGTTCCGCCACCGTTTGCGGTTGTGGCAGTAGAAATTGTAATTGTAGAGCTAATAGCATTAACTGCGGTAACTAAAGTGGATGTTGCAATACCTGTTCCACTAACATACATATTTGCAGCCACATTTGTTGTGTTGGCCAAATTAATTGATGTTACGCCTGGACCAAATGCAGTAGATAAAATAGAAGGTTCCGCATATCCAGTTCCACCATTTGTAACAATAATAGTGGTTAATTCACCATTTACAACATCAGCAGAACTCACATTGTAATCTAATTTTGATGTGGAAATTGGTGCTGGCATCCAATCGGTTGTCAAAAACTTATTAGAAGGTTTGACATTATACATATACTTCCAAATGTAACCGTCAGCAGTTTTAATTGTACCGTTTGCGGTGGTGTAATCACCAGTTGGCATAACAGTAGAATTAGCGGAAGCGTTGTTTGACAAACACTTATAGACATTTCGGTCTGTGGTAATAACATACATTGGTTTAACATTCAATGTTGTATTGCCGGTTGTCAAATCATCTATTGTAATTAAATCATCATATTGTTTGTATTTTGTGGATCCTGTCCAATTGACCCTAGGAACAACCAATTCCACATCGTTACCAGTAACTTTTTTGGCTGCAAACATATTGTCCCAAACTGTCTTTTCATCGGATGTAGAATCAACGATGGAGTTTGGTGACGATTCGTTTGCATAAGGAACATGGTTTCCAATAAAAACATAACCAACTGTTGCAGCTGGTTCTGAGAACGATTCTTTGAATTGTTCTGCGTTATTGAACGAGAGTTTCTTTGAGGTATAAAAAGTTGCCATATTAATTCTTTATTTATGCCACTATTATTAAATCTTGAACATTTGATGTATATGTAAATGGTGTGGAAACTGTCAATAGGGTATTACTGTAAATGGCATTAACCGTTCTAATTTCAGAGTTAACCGCAATCTGTGAACCAACAGTAATGATTCCAGTAACCACATTAAACAATGTGCCTGTTCCCATCACATACATACTGCCGTTTGTGTTTACAGTACCAGCAACACTATTGCTTATAGTTATGCTACTTCTGGAAAGATTGTTTGCGGCCACAACCTCATCAATTTTAAACTCCGCATATTCCACAAAACCTGCTGGATGAATAAGGTTTTTAAAGACATCTTTAAATTTACCAAATTCAACTTTAGAAGAAAGAACATAGGCATAATCAATATAGAAATTACGACCTTGAATAACCCTTTCTGAAGCAGAAAGAATAGAATCGGATGTTGTCCAACGACCAGGAAATTCAACATAACTAGGTTCAACTGAAGCATTGGCTCTTGCAGCTCTATTACCACTTCCAGTCAAATCAATTTCTGGTGGATATTCATATCCTTGACCAGCATCAACAATACGAATCTTTAAAATTTCACCAGGATTTTTGTCTGCCGTTGCAAATAGATTTTCACCATCACCAAGTATTCCTTGGACTGCAATATTAGCATTTGCACCAGATGTAGAAGATACTGTTACAGAAGGAAGTTTATCAAAAGCATAATTGATACCACCAATTGGCAACAATTCAAATTTACCAAGTTTTCTATTTGTTTCAGTATAACCAAAATTTACATTGGTTGTCAATGAAGTATTAGAACTAATAGCATTAACCCAACTGATTTGGTTGTTAACCATAATCTGGTCACCAATCTCCAATTCTCTTTGAAATAATGTGCCTGTTCCAGTAAGAGTGTTTAATGTTGAAGTAACATTAACTGTGCCAGTAAGTCTTGGTGGTTGTAATTGAACTTTAGTAATTGCACCACTTGTAGATACATTAGTTACAGCAGCAGCTGCACCAAAACCAAACGACATTGGTTGAGTTAATGTAAATACAAGTTCGTCACCAATGGCATAGTTTGTTCCGCCACTATTGATTGTTAATCTACCTAAAGAGCCTGTTGAATAAACGTGCTCAACTTCTCCACTTGCCGTGTAAGGTGCTGAATCAGCATCTAAAGTTGGAACAGTAGAGAAAATTGCGTTAGCAAAAAGAATTGCCACATTGGTAATTGGACCAATACCAGTTAATGGTGCAAATGTAAAAGCGTCAATTAATCTTGTTGCAACATTTTCCGTAACAGCACTTGGAAATCCATAGTTTGCATCACTAATTGTTTTTGTGGTATAGTCACCAATTTTGTCTGTATTAACAATAAAACTATTAGCTGCATTGGCACCTGAAGTATCAACTCCGTCAATTGCCAAAACTAATGAAGCATTTGCAGTTGTACCAACCAAGTTTACATTTGAACCAATTTTAAAACCTGAACCACCAGCAAGAACACGAATTTGATTAATGTAACCAGAGAATACTTCTGAAACCAATGCTTCAGCTTGTTTAACAGCATTACCACCAGTAATAACTACGGGGTCACCAACATTATAACTTGCGCCACCATCAATAACATTAATAGTTCTTAAAATTGATAATCCTAAAACTTCAATATAAATTAATGTGGAATCATCAGGATCAATAATAGTTAATGTTCCAACTTCACCATCGGCAAATTGACCAACCAAAGTTTTTGTATTTACATATAATTCAAATGAACCAACACCATTAACCGTTTTTTGGCCAGTTCTTTCAACAATAGCATATGCATTAGATGTTGTACCAACAACTTTTCTATTGTTTAATAGTTCATAATTAAAATTATTATAAAGAATTCTTATTTTAGCATTACTACTTGGTGCAGTATTGAATACAAGTTTGCGGCTTTCTTTACGAATTCTAAAATTAGTTGTCTGAATAACATCATCCACATAAACAACAATTTCAGTAGAATCAACAACTTGTGCTAGTTTGAATATAGTTGTTGTACCGTTGCCTGTATAGGTGCTGTAAACATCTTGTGAAATACGAAAGGCTTTTTCAATTAACCACTTACCATCTGAAGCTTTAAGAACACTTGATTTGGGTTGAATAACTTCCACATCTTCATTGAAAAGAAGTCTGAATAGAAGTTTAAATGATTTTTCATTACCTTTAGCAAGATACAAAGGCAATAAATTTTTAATTAATAAAGCTTTATCAACAGCAACTGTTTTTGGAACTAAAGAAGCGTAAGTATTAAAAAAGTTATCTTCAAATTGAACAATAGATGAATCAACATCAGAAACATACCGCAAATCTTTAGCTTGCGATGTTAAATCATTATTTTTGCCGGTTTGTTTTGTTTCCAAAAATTCATAATATGCTTCCAAAAAAGCAATAAAATTAGGATATTCTTCCCGAACAAACTCCGGTACCTGACGATTAATCAGTAAGGAGGTCTTTTGATTGGACATTATTTGCTAATTTTTTCTAATGTTGTTGATATGGCAGTTGGATCATCCACATCAATAGTAAGAATTGTATCTCTTGTCGATTGAAGATAACCTTTTTCAATCTCAATTGATAGGCGAATTAATTCATCATTCGAATCAATTCTTATAAAACGAATATTATTAATAGTAACAATACCATTATTGTAGTCAATTGTTCCAGCATTTGAATTAATAATCTGTCTTTGTGCTAATGTATCGTAGTAAATTGTTCTAAGTGTGCCTGTTCTACCATCAATAACAGCTACAGCTTCTGCGCCGTAACCACTACCGCCTGTAATTGAAACAGTAGCACGAGTATAATCTGTACCACGATTTGTGATATTAATTGTTTGAATTCTTCCATTAACAATTACAGCTTCAGCAGTTGCACCAGTTCCATCACCATTAATTGTTACTGTTGGAGTTGTTGTGTAGCTTGAACCAGGATTTGTAATTTGAATTTCCGAAACGCCTGTATAAGATTGTGGTGTTTCTTCAAACAACGCCGTTCTTAATGTTCCTGTTAAATCATATACTGCAAATTGTGTTGATGTTAATTTATTGGTAATTGTACCACGATGCAAAGGAACATTAAATTTAATTTCATAACTTACTGATTTATCTAATTGTGGTTGAAATCTTTTTTGAACTCTTGTTGTTGTTCTTACACCAACAACAGCATTAGGATTTACTTGATTAATGTCAGCCTCAACATCAGAAGCAACATATATTGTTCCAAATTTATTTAAATAAGTGGTATTATAATTTAATATTGCTTGTTTAATAGATTGTTTTAATGCAGTTTCAGTAGATGTTGTTTTTCTTGGGTCATATTGGACATCATTTTCCAACAACAAATACAAATATTCGGCATCACGAATTTCAGTTTGTACCGAAATAATAGATTTTGGATTAATAATTTCCGATACAATTCTAGCTTTCTCTGTTTCAGAAATATAATAATTTGCTTTTGGTTTTAAAGCTACATATACTTTACCATAAACTTTAGGAATCTCATCTTCTCCACCCCAAACAGAAATTGAATCGACACTTGGGTAATGATTTTTAATATATGATTCATAATCTTTTACTGTAACCAAACGATTCTGTGTGGCATATTGTGCTTGTGCTGAGAATTTAATATTATCAACAGATTCACGGTCTGAACCACCAGAAGCAGAAATGATTGGAGTAATTGTAAAATTTGTTTGAGAAACACTTAAAGAATCTGTTAGTGTAGCAGTTGCAATAAAATTATTTGCTTTATTGGCCGCAGTACCATTGGTAACCAAATATCTTACAGATACGGTTGCACCATCAGGCAAAGATTTACCTACATCATCGTTACCAAAATAAATTTCATATTTTCCGTTGCGACTTTCTTGTAAGAAATAAACTTCAGATGTATTAGAAACATCCAAAACATCAGTAACTTTGCTATAAGTGGAAGTTGCAGTATTGGCAGATTGTGGTGTTACTACAACTTTAATTGTGTTAGTATCAATACCTTCATCAGGTAATGTAAAAATTTGTTTTGGATTTGAAGCTGCATTATATCCAAAGCTATAAGTAATTAATTGACCTTCACGAATTTCAAGGTTATCGAAATAATAACTTGTATTTGATTTGGTAACTGTTGTGTCATCCAAAACAACAAAATTGTAGGATTTATTATCAATTTGATTTGATAAGAAAGCAAATCCTGATGGAATAGTTAATGTTGCTGGTGTTGTTGAACCAGATGCAACTTGAAAATCAATAGTTGCAGTTGGTGCAGTAGTTGAATATGGTGTGTAACCCAAAGTCTTTGCGTGTGAAACGGCAGAATCACGCAACAAAGCGGTATCTAAAAATGACTCATTTGCAACCATGTTAAGGTAATAAGCATTATAGTGGGTGTTGTATGCCAAGATATCCAACAAAACAGAAAGGCCAGACCCTTCAAAGTCATAGTCTGTAAACTCTGTTTGTTGATTTAAAAAGGTCTTTAAATTCGACTTGATTGTATCAAAATCAAGTTCGGTAACTCTTAAACGGTCTGCCATTTTATTATCTAATCCGCTCTAAAAAGAAATTGATTGAAATTGGATTTGGGTTATTAATGATAAAAAACTCCAATAGTATTTTATATCCATTATCGTCTGGTGCTGCTGAGGCTATTACTTTTGACACTTTAACTCGTGGTTCAAAATTGCTAATAGTTTCAACTATATCTCTCTCAATCTGTGCAGCTGTAACAGAATCTACTTGTTCAAACAAAAGACGGCGAATATTACTACCAATTTCTGGTTGAAATGGACGCTCATAATGATTAGTTAGAATTAAATTCTTAACTGAATTAATTACTGCGTATTCGTTTTTGTGAGTGTTAATGTCTTTACGAATTGGATGAATCGTAAACGCTAAATCCAAATCTTTAAACGACCTTGCACTTTCTATGTCTATTGTTGCCATATCTTATTTATTCGCCTAAACTGGAGGGCCGGTGTTTCCACCTTGTGGATCCGAATGAGTATGTGTATGTAAACTTGTGCCTTGAGCAACTACATCACCTGTAAACGAAGCGGAACCGTTGACTGTCATATTACCACCGCCGCCACCAGTTCCTGTTGTGATTCCTTGGCCAACTAAAATATTTTTACTTACTGTGGTTTGACCCGTAACATTCAAATCACCAGTTAAATTTAAGTTTGGTGTTGTAGCATTTACATCACCAGTAACATTCATATTCACGCCACCACCAATAATTGCCTTAACATCACCTTTAATATCTGCGGTAACATTACCATTAACATAGATGGCAACATCACCCTTCACATATATTGAATCGTTTCCGATTACTACTGTGAACTTATCTTTTTCAATGCGTTCCGCTCTGTCTCCAGCAGGTCCCCATTCGATGTAAGAGCCCGAGCGATGATACAGATGAACTCTCTCTGCATCCTTCGTGTCATCGAACTCCAAAGCGTGCCCACTTTCTGATTCATGGACATTATTATATGGGTATTTTGCCGCATAATAGGGGTCTGGTTCTACCTTGTCTGCCTTCTTTGCCTTCTTTAAGGAAACAATTGAATCATCTATCTTTTCATTTCTTGCCAAGCGTGATGTGCTTGGTTCATCTATTCTTCTTGGATAACCTGTTGCACTTTCATTTGGTTTAACTGGCGCAGAGGTTAATTGGTCACCTGTTCTTGGGTCTGCAAATGCTTCTTGTGCGTTTGCAGCCTTCAATGCAATACCAGGAAATACACCCATAATAACTGGCTCTTGTGCCGCTTCTCCGTCTGTAAAGAATCCAATAACCATATCACCTTCTTTTGGTGCATACGGGTTTGTATTATTTACAGGTAACATAGGCATAGCCCATGGCAACTGGTCTGTTGGTAATTGCATTTTGTTATCAGCATTCCAACCAACAGCTCGCACACGCACACGACCCATCTTTAGTGGGTCTTGTCTATCTTCTACAACACCGACCCACCATGTGAATCCGTTTTTACCAGCAAAATCTTTATCGTTTTCGGCCATATCAATAATCTAAAATGTCAGCGTTTTGAGCAGAATCACTCGTTTCAACAAATTCTTTTTCTGTTGATGTAGTAGCAACTTCAATAATTGTTTCATGTTTTTCTAAACCAATAATTTGTCGAGAAGCAATAATAATATATTTACCACTTAAACTATCATCGGTATTATCATCACCCATTTCTTTTTGTGCCATATTAGGTAACATAACATTAACATTTAAACCAGACGTCAATTGAAAGTTACCAGGCATTGCAAACTTAATTCTTTTTTCCATTAAATTAGCAAGAATAGCTTTTCTTTGAAACAAATAATTTTCATAATTCTCTTGTTTCTGTAATGAATATGGGTCGTTTTGTTTGATGTATGAACTTAACTGTTTAGCTGCACTAAAAATACTAACCGTTTTCTTAGAATCAAAAGCTTCTTGATTACTTAAACCATCACGGTTTTTAATGTTAGTTATATTTGGTGTTTCATTACCGTGATCCATACTGTTATAGTGGTCACTAAATTTAATGTTCTTTTTGGCAACTGTTCTGGTCATTGGATCAAAACCAACAAATTGACCAGCATTAACACCTTCTCTTGTTTTTTTAATATTGTCAGACTGAGTTATAACTTCATAACCACGAGCACTACTAATTTCATTTATTGCACCAGAATCACTTAAATTTTTAATTTGATATTTAATATCAAGCACTTCATCTTGTGTCAATAAAGTAGATAGTGAAGCAAAATTATATCCAATCATATTTTGAAAGAACATAAAATTAGGAGATTGTTTACTATCAACAGCTCTTTTTGCACACCATTCAATTGCTTCAAGTGGTCTTAAATTTGGTATAGTGATATTACGGATACCTGAAGTTAATTCGTAAACACCACCAGCATTATTTTGTGGTACTTTTAAATAATTTTCTAAAATCTTTTTAACAATATCGGAATAGGTGCCAGTAAAAGATTGATTAATTTTTTGTTGGTCAGAATACATAAACTCATCGGCAACAAAATGAAGAATGTAAGTTTCAGAACCACCATTTTCTTTTCTGTTGGATTGCTTATAAATTCTAAAAGCCTTCTTAAATTTACCAATATCAGAATTTTCATCCTTTGATATGTCAATTAGTAAGGCTTCAGAACCATCAAAAGATAATTTACTTGACAAACCAACGGCATCAGTAACTAAAACACTACCACTCATAACTGGCATAAGGATTGAATCATGGATATTCAATTCATCAAAAATTGATGTGATATCAATACCACCAGATTTAGTTACAATAACCAGTTCATTTATCGTAAACTGTGTTGATTTCTGTAAAGAAAATTCCATTATTTAATCACTTTTTTAAATTCTTTTTCTACTGAAGAAACAAATTCAGGTTTAAGCAATTTAATTTCTCGCTTAGTATCATTTAAATCAACTTCATATTGGTAATATGATTCTTTTTCTTTTGTAACAACTTGTGTAATAGTTGTGCCATCATTTAAGTTAAATGTGTTTGTGCTTTGAGTTACATTAGCATATGTGTTGGAATCAACTTTTAATTTTTCAATAGTTTGTGTACCATCAAAAGATGTTCTTGTAACAATTTTATAGTAGGCATGAACATTATTTGTATCCATTGCCCAAGCTAATCCAGTTTGAACTTTAGTATTTGCTGAACCATTTGCCGTGTATTTGGCGTCAACATAATTTACCAATGTTTTTTCATTTAATGGCCAATCATATTGTGCATCAAGAATATCATTGAACAGTAACACAATCCAATGTCTTTCAGAATTATCGTAAAATTTACGAGCAATAATTTCTGGAGTATCAGATTCTTGAATGTTATATTTGTAAAATGCCGATGAATTCTGTTTTAACGAGTTTTCAAAACCAAACCGAGCAGTAATATTGGTAACACTATCTAAACCAGTATTGTTATTGTTGGCACTATAAAATGTTTTAGGAAAATAATTAAAGTATTTTGCCATATTAATTCTTAGCCTGTGAGTTGCCTTCTTTCCATCTAAAATCAGATTTTGTAAGGTAAGTGGTTTCTTTAAATGACAAACTAACTTTCATGGCTACTGGCATACCTGTGCGACCTAAAGACGGCTGCGACTCATTAGGCACTTCATATGCCGAGAATCCGTTTGGTGCATAGTCAACATTAATTGTTTCCAAAACACAAGTTGAAATTGGAGGAATGTTGGGGTTTTGTGTGCCACCATAGTAGAACTTAATATCAAATTCAGATGGAGGAATTAAAAATCCAGAAGCACCTTTTACTAATTCTGGCGCTTGGTGAAAACGCAAACGCTCTACTATTCGCTGAACTTCAAGAGCTTCTTTTTCATCTCTTGGATAAAATACAAAATCAAATGTAAATGTTCTAAAATTTGGTGACTTATAAATCATTTCAAGCATTGGATTTCTAACTGCACCAGTAACAGCGGTAAATCCTAATCTTGCAGTATTTTCTCCAACTAAACCACCAACACCAGCTCGCACCACATCTGCACCCTCATAATACGCACTTTTACCAGCGCTTGCACCTGCTTTTCCTAAAGATTGTAATGCACCTTTGCCAGATTGAAAAGCTTCTTTTGCGGAACTACCAGCCGCTAATACTTTACCACCTAATTCATTACCTAATTCCATTTGGTCATAGGATTGTGAATAAGTATAGGATAAAGAGTCTGGCATATACAGAGCAATAGCGTCTGTTGTCAAACTTGTAATTTTTAAAAAGCTTTGATTTGTAATGTTTTTGATTGAGGTATCAATAACTGATTTTGTTAGAGCAGAACTTCCACCAAATGTAACACCTGTTTGACCAAAAAGATTGTTTATACCACCAACAACACCATTGTATGCATCACCAAGAAATCCTGAAATTGTACCACCAAGATTGCTAGTATTTACTTTACTAAGAAGGTCACCGCCAATGGCAGTGTTTAATTTATTTTGTGCAGCTTGCAAACCACTTTGAATTTCTGCTTTTGCTTTGTTCTGCAAATTGTTAGCAGCTGCTGCAAAACCAGCATTACCGGCAGCAAAAGGAGTAGTTTTAAATGAACTTCTATCCTGTTGGCGAATATAAATCATTAGGTAATGGCCTTTATCTGCATTACCAATATCTAAAGGATAGCGATATGTGTTTTTTTCAAACTCACTACCAACAAGCTTGCCAAGAGGGCCAACTTTTGATACCACATTTTTATCAAAAGAAATATCGGAGAAACCGAAAAGTGACATATATTTTCCACGGAAAGGGTTAACTAGATACTATTTATGTCATATCGAGGATGGTTTAAACCAAAAAACCCACAAAAATATAAAGGCGATGCTACAAATATCGTCTATCGGTCAACGTGGGAAGTGCGTGTAATGAAATGGTTGGATGAACATCCAAGTGTAATATGGTGGGGGTCTGAAGAATTACCTATCCCTTACATATCTCCAGTAGATAATAAGAAACACAAATACTTTCCAGACTTTATTGCAAAGATGAAATTGAAGGATGGAAAAGTGATGACCTACATTATTGAAGTCAAACCATTAGCTCAAACCAAGATGCCCACGCAAAAGAAAAAGACTAGACGGATGATTCAAGAAATGGCAACCTTTGCGGTCAATCAAGAAAAGTGGAGAGCTGCTGATATCTTCTGTCAGGAACATGGTTGGAAGTTCCTATTGGTAACAGAGAAGGAATTAGGTATCTAACTTAAAACCGGACACCGATACTTATAAGGTTCCGCCATCAAAATCAAGGTAATCTTAAGCCTTATTTTTTTAGTATAAATAGACGATATGGCTTACTTAATCCAGCGAATCAAGGAAGAACTAGAGAAATCTGGCCATGAATCCAGAACTAGTGAAGCAAGAGATTGGCTAAAAGCAAAGGTTAAAGACTTGAGTCCTAACCGCACGGCATTGATGAAAGACCGTGAGAAATTAAAAGATAAGTCCATATTGGGTCGGATGTATTTTTACTTCTATGACGCAAAAACGAAAGATATGTTGCCATATTACGACAGGTTCCCATTGGTTATACCAATTGAACGATACCAAGACGGTTTTTTAGGACTGAATTTACATTATATCAGTCCAAAGCAACGTGTCATTCTTTTAGACAAACTGAGTCATTTTTTGAATAACCATAAGTATGACGAAACGACAAAGCTTCGATTAACTTATAATGTTCTTAAAAATGCCAGCACAATTTACGAAGGTCTTCCTTGTATTAAGAAGTACCTTTACAAACAAGTCAAAAGCAGATTCTTAGAGATTACTGCCGATGAGTGGGATATTGCCGCCTTAATCCCATATGAGTATTTTGACGGCGCAACGAAAAACAAAGTATGGACAGATTCTAGGAAAAAATTCTAAATGTCATTTTCACCAAATTTATTTTTATCGAATATAAGAGCAAAGGACGGACTTGCAAAGCCTTCTCGCTTTGAGGTTATTCTTCCTATTCCACCATACATCAATAGTTTTGTTGGCAATTCAATCATTAATAAGATTTTGAATTTCCCTAACTCTGTATTCACCGATGTGAGTGATGCCATTGGTTCGGCGTTTGGTCGTCAAGGAACACAAGACGAATATTCAAAGACATCCAATTCTTCTTTGTCCAGATATTTAGCATTACAATGTGAAAACGCTGAATTGCCTGGTAAAACATTACAGACAGCTGATGTTAAGATTTACGGTCCCATATTTAAGGTACCATATCAAACACAATACGCTGATACAGCACTTACATTTTTATGTACCAATGAGTTCTATGAAAGAAAGTTATTTGACCGTTGGATGGAATCAATTCATCCAGGCGATACAAATAACATGAGATTTCCAAAAGGTGCTCAATCACGGTACATGACAAACATTAAAATTATACAGTATGATGAGTTTATTAAACAGATTCATGCTGTCGAATTGATAGATGCTTTTCCAATTGGAATTGCACCACAACAGTTAAGTTGGTCAGAAGATGGGTTTCATCGTCTATCAGTCCAATTTGCTTATCAAAAATACCGCACCATTTACGAGGGGTCTTATGACCTGGCTGCGGCTGCAACTGCGTTATTTGGTAGTGCTGCTGTGTCAGCATTGCCATTAGGTAGGGCGATTACTAGTAGAATTTTTTAATTATTAAAGCGAGGTTATTATGCTACCAAAGTTAGACATTCCAACATATACGGTAAAACTGATATCATCTGGTAAAACTATCAGATATCGTCCGTTTCTTGTGAAGGAACAAAAATTATTTTTAATGGCTTCTGAGGCAGATGATGCTAAAGAAACCATCAATACTATCCGTCAGGTA